ATGCGGTGCGGGCCGCCCTGGAGGGCCGGGGATGAGGACGCGGTGGCTTGTTCAGATGCGTTGTGCACGCGGCAAGAAATGGTGGCCCGTGGCACGGTACCGGACACGAGCCGCCGCCCGGCAGGAGCGACACTGGCGGGCGATCCATAATCCAGACGACCACTGGCGCGTGGTCGCGATCCGGGCCGGGCGGGAGGGCCGGGGATGACCCCGCCCGCCCCGACGCCGGGGGAGTGTTGGTGCTTGGACGAGGCACACTTCCATGTTTCTGATCTTGAGGCCTCTTACTCCCGGGGCCGCGCGGCGGGGTTGGAGGAGGCTGAGAAGAGTGTGCCTACAAATTGGTGCGATTCGCTGCTTCAGCGCCCCGGCAAGAAGCTCACCGATCCTTGGTCCAGTCAGGACATCGAACGGCTGCTCAGCGCTATCGCCGCCGCCCTCCGCGCCCTCGGCGGGGGCGGGGACTGAGATACTTGTGCTAGTAGGCCAGTAGTCGTAGACTCCCCCCTGTCGCGGCCGGGCGGTGATCTGGCCGGGCTGCGAGCTCGCCACCACGGGCTCCAGCCCGGCCCAGCAGGGCCTGTTCACCCTGGTGGGGGTGTCGAATGGTGCTCGACAAGCGCGTGTGACGTGGGTGCGCCTCGACGGCGCGCTCCCGCAGCATCCCAAGCTCCTCGCGGTCGGCGTCCCCGGCTTCTACGTCTACGTCCGAGGCCTCTGCTACGCCGGCCAGTACCTCACCGACGGCCTGATCCCCTCCGTGGCCGTGCCGGGCCTGCTGGCCGGGCTCGAGACGATCCGGCTGATCGAGGGCACCCGCAGCCGCGGCCATCTCAAGCTGGGGCAGGACGCCTGCGAGGTCAACTGGCCGCAGCGCCTGGTGGACGCGGGCCTATGGGCCGATGACCCGGACGGCTACCGCATCGTCAACTACGGGCAGTACAACCCCGACAAGGCCACATACGAGGCCCGCCTGGACCAGTTGAAGCAGGCCGCGCGCCGGGGCGGCCTGCAGCGCGCCCAGCGCCTCACCCCCGAGGCGCGCACCACCATCGCCCGCAAGGCCGCCCGCATCCGCTGGCACCTGCCGCCCGAGCCCTGACCGATGCTTGCCATGCTTAGCAACATGCTTACACGTAACGTTACGTTACGTAGTACTGCATTGGTTTGGTTCTTTCCGCATCCCACCGCTGGTGGTGCTTTCTCCTTGACCCCGCTACCAGCCCGGTAGTACCGTCGCGCCGATGAGCCGCCAGGCGAGCGCGGTCGCCACTGTCCAGTACGCAGCCGTCGAGGCCACCCCGCATCGCGATTACTTCCGCGGCCATGGCCCCCAGCTCGAGCCCAACTGGCCCGAGCGCTACCTGGTCGCCCTCGCCCAGACCGGCAAGGGCTGGCTCTCGGCCAAACACGCCGGCGTCGCCTACAAGACCGTGCAACGCCTCCGCAGCGTCGATCCCCGCTTCGTGGAGGACGAACACGACGCCCTCCGCGAGTTCACCGAGTCGCTGGAAGGCAACCTCGACCGCATCGCCGCCGGTGGCGACATGCCCGCCGTCACCGCCAATATCGTGCGGTTGAAGAAACTCGACCCCGTCGGCTACGTCGAACGCAATCTCACCGTCACCGCCAGCTTCTCCGCCGAGCTCGATCCCGCCGAGGGCAAGCAACTGCTCGCCGCCATCCTCAGCCAGGCGCCAGCGCCGAGCGCGCTGCCGGAGACCACGTGAAAGCGATGCGCCCGGAAGCCGCCCCCTGCCCGACCTGCGGCGAGTACCCCGTGTGGTGGATGGCCTGGGACGGCGACTCACGGCTCACCTGCCGCTGCACGTACCGTGACACCCTCGCCTGGCTGAACCGGATAGCCGGCAACACTGTGCTTTCGCCCTCGCCCGAGGCGCAGGAAACGCGCGCGGCTGGCGAGGAGCGGGCATGACGCGGTGTGGTCAGGCCGGCGGCTCTGGCGGTGGCTATGGTGCCGTCACGCTATACCGGCAAGTGCTTGATAACGTGTGTATGTCCGTTAAGGGCCTTTATGTCAACTTCGCCGCGGTGAGCCAGTCAATGCTGCCGCGTACTTACGAGCGCGCCGACGATACCCCCGAGGGGTACGCGAGCGTTATCGGACGCCAGGTGAGGGCCGGCCATGACGCGGCGTAGCCAGGCCGGGGTGGCGGACCGATCGAGGCCGCCGGGAGTCCCGTCTCCTCGGAGTGCCCGAGCACGGGCCACCCTCCGATCTTCCCGTCCCATGGAGTCGGTAGCGGATCGACGGGCGGAATTGCGGCGGGCGGCGAAAAAGGGCGCTGGGTTCTGGTGCTGGCTCTGCGGGGGGCGACATCGGGCGGACGCGCTGTGGGAGATGCCGGACGGAGTGTGGCAGGTGGAGTGCGCGGGGGTGGCGTCGTTCGTGGAATATCAGGGGAGCGTGGGGCCGCTGGGGGTGCGATGGAGTGGGGCGCCGATTTCGCAGAATGAGCGGATTGCGTGAGCCCGGAAAATCGCGGGGCGGGGGGAAAAGGGCGGTGAGGCCACTGACGCGGGAAATGGAGGCGCTAGAGGAGCGGATTTCGGAGATGCGGCACGCCCTGGACTTTGAGCGCGCGTATCTGCGAGACCGGGTGGAATCGATCGCCGACACGCTGGACGCGCTGCGGACGAAGATCCTGGGTGATCTGTCCAATCTGCGGGCGGACCTGGTGAAGCGGGGGAGCTTGTGATCCATGTGTGGTCGTGTCGGATTGCGGGGCGGCCCTGCGAGTGCGCGGAGTCGTGGATCAACGGCCCTGATGCGGACCCGGCGGTGATGGTGCTCAACGTGCTGCTGTACGGCCATCCCGAGGGGTGCCCGAGTTGTGGTCGCGGGGACTGCCCGTATCACGTGCCGAAGGAGGAGTTGGGCCTGTGAGCGACCCGCGCGACTGGCCGGGGGCGGCGCGAGAGCGGGCGACGGTGGTGGCGGAGCTCGCCGAGCTCGAGCAGATCCTGCGGGAGTACGCGCCGCCGTCGGCGTGGTGTCGGGCAGGGGCGGATGAGGGGGCGCCGTGTCCGTGTTATCGGTGCCGGGCGCTGCGGATCTGCCGGTACGGGGTGCGATGAAGTACCGCACGATCGTGGCCGATCCGCCGTGGCCCTATCCCGAGGGATTCGCCACGCAATCGCGGACGGCGGGCGTGTGGGCCGGTCCGATCCGCACCAAGGCGTTGCCATATGGGGCCTTGCCGCTCACGCAAATCAGAGCCTTGCCGGTGCATACCGTGGCCGCATCCGACGCGCGCTTGTTTCTGTGGGCGACTAATCGCTACGTGCCGGTCGCATTGGCGATTATGAAGGCGTGGCGATTCCGCTATCGGCAATGCTTGGTCTGGGAGAAGCCGGACGCGCTGAACGGCTCGATGGCCCCGAATGCCGAATTTCTGCTCGTGGGACAACGGGGGGCGCCGGGACGCCTCGGGCGCTGGCCGAGCGCCGTGATCCGGCACGCGCAGCCGAAAACGCATAGCCAGAAACCCGAAGTGTTCACGGATCTGATCGAGACGGCCTCACCCGGCCCGTACTTGGAACTCTTCGCCCGGCGCAACCGCCTCGGCTGGGACACCTGGGGTAACGAGGCGCTGTGCCATGTGGATTTGGCGACCGGCACATGAACGCGCTGGCGATGGTGCAGCGGTGCGCGCGGCAGCAGACGGGGGATCCGGCGAGCGCGTGGGCGGTGCGGGAGACGCAGAGTAGCGAGGCGAGTTACCAGCCGGCGGTGAACACGTACGTGCCGGAGGATGAGGCGCCCGAGGCGGAGCGGCCGCTGCCGGCGGCGGAGTGGGCATGAAGTGGCCAGAGGGCGGGCGGACCTACACGGTGCCGGTGATCTTTGCCAAGGGGCACGCCGAGCTGGAGGGGGCGCTGCGCATCGTGAACGCGGTGCTGGAGCCGGTGGGGCTGCGGGCGGTGGAGGCCTGTCCCGAGAGGGAACGGGCCCTGGGCGCGAGCATCTGCCAGATTCGCGTGGAACGGGAGGACCGGAATGCCAGCGAAGAGTAAGGCGCAGCAGCGGTTCATGGCGATCGCGGAGCACAATCCGGGCAAGTTGCGGGGCAAGAAGCCGGACATGACGCAGGCGCAGATGCACGACTTCGCGGCGACGCCGACGAAGCGGCTGCCGGCGCACGTGAAGCCGATGATGCGGGATCACTCGGGCGGCGACGTGCTGAACCGGCTGGCCAGCGAGTAGCGTGCCCCGCCCGACGCGCGAGGGCAAGGAAGCCGCGGCCGTCGGCGCCGCGCTCCGCCAGGCGCTGCTGAGCGACGACCCAGCGGTCCACCAGCACGGCTACGGCCCACTCTACACGCTGCTCCAGCTCCTGCACGCCAATCGCGGGGCGGGCAACGCCATCGACCCGGCCTTCCACGGCCCGCTCTGCTGGTACGCGCACACGACGCCCTACCGGGAGAATCTCTACCTGATCGCGCGCGGGCATCTGAAGACGACGATCCTCACGGTGGCGGGCATCATCCTGCGGATTCTGCGCAACCCGCAGATCCGCATCCTGATCGTGTCGAACAAGGCGGAGAACGCCAATGCGATGCTGGCCGACGTGAAGGTCGGGCTCACGCACAAGTGGCTCGTGGCCGCGTTCCCGGACGTGCTCTATGTGGACCCGGAGCGCGAGGCGCGGAAGTGGACGGAGTCGGTGATCATGGTCAAGCGCCCGCGCCACACGCGCGAGGGCACGGTGGAGTCGATCGGGGCGACGGGCGAGCTCACCTCGCGCCACTACGAGCACATCGTGTACGACGACCTGGTGGGGAGTGAGAACAGCCAGACGCGCGAGGAATTGCTGAAGAGCATCGAGTTCATCAAGAAGGTGCAGCCGCTGCTTGATCCGGGCGGCACGCAGGATTTCGTCGGCACCACGTGGCACTATGCCGACGCGTACGCCTGGCTGCTCGAGCAGAAGACGCACCACGGCCGGGAGATCGGCGTGTACCGCGAGGAATGCTGGGAGGACGCCCCCGAGGGCGCCCCCGGCGCCGAGTTCGCGCCCGGCTTCGGCTGGAAGCGGGCGAAGTTCGCCACGCGCTTCACGGTGTCCGCCGCGGTGCCCGGCAAGGAATCGCTGCTCGGCATCCGGGCCAAGATGGGCTCGGCCTGGTTCGCGGGCCAGTACCTGCTCAATCCCTCCTCGCCCGACACGGCCTACTTCGACCCGGACAAGCTGGTGCGCGAGCGCCGGGCGGACATGCCGCCGCTCGACACCATGTGGGTCTGCATCACGGTCGATCCGGCGATCAGCACGAAGGCGTGGGCGGATTACTCCGCGCTGGCCGGCGTCGCCTTCGGCCCCGACGGGCAGCCGCACATCTGGGATCTGCGCCGCGGCAAGTGGAAGGAGGACGAGCTGATCGCGCGCGTCTACGACTGCTACGACGCGCTGACGGCGAAAGGGGCGCAGGTGGTCGCGGTCGGCTTCGAGGCCATCGCGTTCGCCAAGATTTTCCGGCGCCTGTTCGAGATCGAGGGCGAAAAGCGCGGCTACTACCTTCCGATCGTGCAGCTGGAGCGCGACACGAAGATCACGAAGAACGTGCGCATCCGGGCGCTCCAGCCGGTGTGGGAGGCGGGGGAGCTGCACATCGCCACGGAGTGCGAGGCGCTGGAGGATTTTCAGGAGGAGGCGCGGCACTTCCGCACCGACCGCGAGAACACGCACGACGACATGCTGGACGCGGTGGTGGATGCGCTCCAGCTGCGCGCGCGCCCGCTCGCGGCGGGGCCGCTGCCGTCGCTCTACGACGATCCCGAGGTGACGGAGCGCGTGGCCTTCGAGCGCGCGCTGATCGCCTCGCGCAGCGCGGCCGGTCGCCGCGCGCTCGATCAGACGGAGTTGCGCGTGGCGTGGTCCCATCGCCAGCGCGTGGCGCAGATCGAGGCCGAGGCCGAGCGCGGCGGCGCGACGGCGCTCGCCGAATGGGTTTAAGCATGCTGACACGTCCCAAGATCAGGTTACGCGTCCACCTCCTCCCGGCGCGGCCCGGTGCAAAGCCGAGCAACTATCGCTGGGGCGTGTCGGCATGAAGTGCTTTGTGGTCGTTCGGCAGAACTACGATGAATGGGCGCAGGTGGACCCGACGATCTTTTTGACGAGAGAAGCAGCCCTCGCCGCGCTTGGCCCCGGATGGGTCGATCATGGCCAGCGCGGCTTGGCCAATCCGCACGCGGACCCGGAATACGCCGTCATTGTGGAGGCGGAGACCGAGCCGTGATCTGGCGCTTCTGGTCCACCGCCTACGTCCAGCACCTGGAGGCCGAGATCGAGTACCTGCGCACCGAGCGCGCGAAGGAGGCCCAAAGAGCCAACATCGCGGTGGCCGAGCTGGTGCGCCTGAAGACGGACGGGCACGCGACGATCCATCCGCGCCCGCTGATGAGCGACAAGGAGGAGGATCTGCGCAAGGAGCTGGCCGGGCTGATGGGCGACGCCGAGTTCAGCCAGGCGGGCAGCTGATGCTCCACGCCGGCCACTGCACGGCCTGCGGCGCCCCGATCTTTGTCTCCGCGCGCCACGGCAAGACGGGCGAGTGCTTTCTCCTCTTCCCGCTGCCCGACTCCGTCTACGCGCGCATCCAGCGGCCGTCGGGGGGCCAGACGCCCGGCATCGGCTACTGCGCCGCCCATGCCCCGGCCCCCGGCACGCCCGGCCCGGCCGAGGTCAACGGCGATCCCGTCGCGGTACTCGATTCGGCGGGGCAGCGTTATGCCGATTGGTACTCGCCCGACTACGGCGCGTGGCTCACGTCGTGGGCGACCGACGAATTGCACCTGACCGAACCCGACAAGCAGGCGCTGCTCGCGGAGTGGACGCGCTGCGCGGAGGTGGCCCGTGGCTGACGAAGAGAGCGTGCCGTCCTGTTCTAGCTGCCGGTACGAAAGCGGCGCGCGCTGTCATCGCTATGCGCCGCGGCCGCAGAGTGCCGTGGCCGACGAGACATGGACCAGGTGGCCGCTAGTCCTGAATAGTGACTGGTGCGGCGAATATGAGTCTAAGTAATGGCTGATCTGGGCAGACAGCGCTACGCCGTCCCGAGCAATTGGTGCTACTTCGAGCACCAGATGGTGATCAATCCGATGACCCTAAATGATCCCGGGGTTCCGGCATATCCGATCGTGTCCCGCTGCGTTACTCGCCGTCCACAACTACGATGTGATTGCGGCATGTTCGACCTGTACTGGGAGCCCACTGCGGCTGAGGTCGATGCCATGAGGGGCCTTGATGGCTGATCTGGCCGGCATGCTCGCATCCTCGGACGCCCGCGCGGGCACGATGCTGGGCGCGGCCACTACTGGCCCCGTAGCGGATACCGCCGCGCCGCCCGCCGCTGATCCCTACACCGACACGCACGCGATTCTGGAGCGCGTGCGCAAGTTCCGCGAGGATTTCGGCAAGCGCGAGCTCCGCGACCGCTTCCTGCGCCCGATGTACCGCAACCTGCTCTTCTACCGCGGCATCCAGTGGATCAAGTGGGATCTCGGCACCGGCCGTTGGCGCCCGGCCAACATCCCGCGCGGCGTGCCGACGCCGGTCACCAACATCTTCGCGGACACGATGGACACGGTGAACGCCGTCTTCGGCCGCGTGGAGCCGACGCTCAACTGGCGGCCGGGCTCCCCGGACGAGCCGGACGACCGCGCCGCCGCCGATGTGGCCGCGCGCGCCATCCAAGTCATCGAGGACGAGGTGAAGATCCGCATGGTGCGCCAGTCGCTGGCCACGTGGGTCGGCTTCACGGGCGGCGCCTTCCTCGAGACCGGCTACGACCCCGACCCGGTGTGGGGCGTGCGCCAGGTGCCTGTGGATGTCTGCCAGGCGTGCGGAAACGTCCAGCCCCAAGGCGCGCCGATGTGCGAGGGGCCGGACTGCGGTATGACGGGGCTGTTGGCGCCCACCCAGCAGAGCGTGCCGGTCGGCAAGATGTACACCGAGGTGGCGCCGCTCTTCGAGATGTTCTTCGACCCGGCCATCACGCAGTTCGGCCAGCACCGGCGCCTGCTCCGCGAGAAGTGCCTGAGCGTGGAGGACGCCAAGACGCGCTGGAAGGACATCAGCGAATCGATCAGCCCCAACGTGGCGGGCTCCGCGGAGGAGTCGTACATGTCGGCGCTGGCCATCCAGGGGCCGGCGCTCGACGAGCGGGGCACGGGGCGGCGCGATCAGGCCCTCTCGGGCCTCCTCGGCAACAACCGGGTGACGGAGCGGTGGTACTGGCAGCTCCCCGACGACACCTACCCCGGGGGGCTGCTCGCCATCGTGGTCGGCGAGTCGGCGCTGGCCTACGCCAAGCCGCTGCCGTACTGGGCGCGGAGCCAGGACGGGGGCAAGCGCTACTTTTTGCCCTTCACGTGGTTCCCGCAGAAGCTCGTGCCGGGCACCTTCTGGCCGAAAACGGTCGCCGACGACATCGCGCTCAAGCAGAGCGACCGCAACCGCTGGGAATCGGCCCTGATGCTCTGCGGGATGCGCATGGGCATGCCGATCTGGCTCGAGCCGCGCTCGGCCAACGTCGTGGGGCTGAAGGAAGGGGGCGGCGAGGCCGGCGCGGTGGTGAAATACAACGCCCTCGGCCCCGGCAACGCCAAACCGGAGCGGATTCCGGGCCAGCCGCTGCCGATGGCCTTCGTGGAGTGGATGCATGACATCGACGCCTCGGTGGAAAAGCTCGCCAAGACGTTCGACGTGCTCAAAGGGGGCCGCCCGGCGGGCGTGTCCGCGGGAATCGCGCTGCAAATCCTCCAGGAGCGCGGCCTGTCCTCCTACGGGCCGCTGTTCATCATGTGGGAGGACGCCTGGGCCGAGTGGGGCAGCCAGGCGGTCGAGATTTTCCGCCTCTACTGCACGGAAGAGCGCCTGCTGCGCATCAAGGGGCGCGACGGGCAATGGCAGGTCGAAAAATTCATCGGCGCCGACCTCCAGGGCAACGTGGATGTGATCGCGGAGGCCGGATCGTCCACCCCGCGCTCCACGCTCGCGGATCGGGCCGAAATCGAGCAGCTGATGGCCTACCACGTCGTCAATCCGCTCGAGCCGGAGACACAGGGCAAGATTCTCGACCTCTACGGCAAGTCCAGCTGGCTCCCGAGCCTCACGCTCGACACCAAGAACGCCATTATGGAAAACGAGGCCTTCCGGGCCATCGCGGCGCTGCCGATCTGGCAGCAGGCGAGCCCGCAGGACGTGCAGGCGGTCGAAATGGCCGCGTCGTACGCCGAAGCCGTCGCCCTCATGGAGCAGTGGGGGCAGATGATGGGCGTGAAGCTGCCCGTGCCGTGGCCGAAGGTGTATCCGGGC